CTCCCGCATCGACAACGCCCAAGTTGCGATCACCCTCAAGGCTGCCACCCACGATTGCGCGACCATGCACATGTTCGCGACCAACTACAATGTTCTTCGAATCCAAAGTGGTATGGGAGGATTGGCCTTTAGTAACTGATGGGCTTATCACTGTCTAAATATAATAACCTTACTAGATTTCAATATAAAATCTTATATCCTCTAAAAAAATATAAGATTTTACTTTTCGTATATGAGTGGTATGATGGGTTGGTTTAAAGATTACAATCTTTAGAAATATATAAAATGGATTATACACTCGTGCCAATCAATTCAAGACCTGGAGCATTTTTTGCTATCGATAATGAAGATTATCAAAGATTTGTTGTTGATATGCCAAGTTGGGCTTTAACTGGTTCAACAGGTAAATATTTACAATGTGATTGGGATAGTCCTCTTGGTAGAAAAAGACCAAGAATTAATAGATTACTTTTATTGGGATTGTGTGAAGATAATTCAATTGTTGTTGATCACATTAATGGTGATACACTTGACAATAGAAGATGTAATCTTAGGGTCTTGAGAAAAGGAACTAATGTGGCACACAGACCAAATATGAATTCTAATAATACTTCTGGAACAAGAGGTGTTTATTGGTGTAATACTAATAAATTGTGGTATGCTAGAATTCAACATGAAGAAAAGGAGTGGTGGAAAAAATCTTTTAAAAATAAAGAAGATGCCATAAGAGAAATAACCAAAATGAGAAATACATATGAAATCATTTATGGATTGACAGTGGGTAAAAAATCTGATAGAATTCCAGAATTACAAAAAAGTCATCAAATTATTGACGAATGGAATACACAACACCCTGGAAAAATAAGTAATGCAGACAAACCAAGACCCCAAGCTCGTGAGAATTACAACCAAAAGCGTCGTGATTTAACAGCTAGTGCTAGGGATAAACGCAAGGAATACCTTTTATCTCAACCACAAACTAAAGAAGTTATTGATGAATTGTTACGAATTCAGGCTGATGAAAGGCGTTCCCAAGCGAGGTTGTCTGGCACAAAATTGACAAAGCAAGAACAAAGAGTAAATTTTAATGAAAATCGTCGTTTGAAGGCTGCGGCAGAAAGAAAGGCTAAACGCGAAAAATTGTTGGCTATTTTAGAAAAAGATCCAGATGATGAGGAAGCTAAAAAGGAACTCAAAAAAGTAGAAAAGAGTGAGAAGTTGGCTCAAAGTAAAATAGCTTTGGCACTTAAAAATTAGAAACTTTTTTAATACAAATGGAATTTAAATTTCGTTATTTGTGGATTTTCCCTTATGCAGTTTTAGTAAGTATGCCTTATTTTATTGAGGATATTTGGGATGCTTTCTCTTGTCTTTATAATGATGTTTCACTTGAGACAATGTTTTTGTGTAAAGAATACGCTACAGAGGATGAGGATGAATCAGGATCTTCAGAAACAGAAGAAAATGAAAAGGAAGATTAAAATATTTTAATACAATAAATGACAAAGGGATACAATTATGTTATGAATTTCAGTGTGAAGAGACCACCAAAGGTTCACGGAAATAAGAGACTTGCACACCCAGAAAATATTAAGCATATGACTATGTCTAAGAAGAATTTGATTCAAAAAAAAATTAAATATATGAAGTCAAGAATTAACAAATTAAACAGCCCCCTCAATGATAGAAATACTAAAAATTTAATTTCAAATTACAAAAGTTCTATTAAACATCTAGAATATTTCATTAAAAAATTTGAAAACTTGCGAAAAAATTATAACAAAACACATGTTGCTATTGCTATGTCAGTTGGTGCGGGTGTTCCAAAGAATGAAGCTGAGAGATCTTTCTCTAAAAATCTTGAAAAGAGAGAAAAGTTACAGAAAAAAATGGAAAAGGTTTATACCAAATATAAAAAGTATGTGAATTCCTTGGAAGGTGAAGTTGCCACTGCTTATAAATATGCGTAAAAAAAATATTTTTTTATATAAAATGGCGAACGGTTTGAAACCAACCGAAAAAAAGAAATTCCATATCGGTTATGTACTCCTAATCCTAATCCTCGGGGTGGTGGGTGTATTTGCTTATTTGGCATACGACCACTTTACAAACTCTGTTAAGATTCAATAAATATAAAAAAATAATTCATTAATCACTTAATGATAGAAGTATACACGGATGGTAGTTGTCTTCACAACCCAGGTCCAGGTGGCTGGGCGGCGGTTTGTAAGGACAAATTTACATTGAAAGGTGGTTTCCCTACTTCTACCAATAATATTATGGAAATGACGGCAGTTGTTAAGGCTCTCGAGGAGTGTATAAAAATTAGTGAGAAAGATGTGACTATTTACACGGATAGTAATTATGTTAAGTTGGGAATAACTCAATGGATACACAAATGGAAAACAAACGGTTGGAAAACCTCTGCTGGTAAACCAGTTGCTAATATGCAGTTATGGATTAAAATGGACACCCTTTCACAACAGTTGAATGTTGTGGAATGGCGTTGGGTAAAAGCGCATAATGGGAACCCGATGAATGAATTGGTTGATAGATTGGCGAGGGAGTGTGCGACATCTATTGCTGAGGAAAGCCTTCCCCAGGGACATCTTCGGGGTCGGGGCAATTAGGAATATCTGGGCATTCACAAGGCACCATATATCCTTCTTGGTTTGCAAACAAGAATGGTATTCTATCGTTTGGACCAATACTGTTATTTGGTGATGTTGGAACTGGAACACATCTATATGGGAATAGCATTCTAATTTCACCATCAGAAATTCTAAAAACATTATAACTTAACCCATAAATTCTTAGTTCTCTTCTATAAATATTTTGTGGAACTAATTTTACTTTAAATATTTGATTTCTTATGAGACTAAAGTTTCTTTGACCCGTTGGTGCTCCCTTCTCTGGTTCTGTCGCGAATGAGTACGAATAAAATCTCCTACTCATTGGTGTTCTTTTATGATGAAGACCACTTTGAATAGATTTTAAGAAAAATGTTTTTCCAGATTCTTCTGTGAGGACTTCTTCATTATCTAATATCATTCTTATGTTATACATGTGTTCAAAATAGTTAATATTATCTTCGTGATCTATTTCTCTTCCAATATTATCATAATTGCATGCAGACAATATTTGGTCATTACTAAATCTTAAACACTGAAAAACAAAATAGAACTCTTTTATTGGATTTATAAAATTAGATCTCATAGTCCAATCGTATTCACCCAAGGGAATGAGTTGATTATCCGCTTGTTGAACTTGTGTAAATGCGTAATCCCTACATGTATTCTCAACTATATTTTTTTCATACTTGTCTAAAAGTATAAAATCTGCAACAAGTTTAAAATCTTTTACTTTTACTTCATCTAGAACTTGTAATGAATCTGTTTTAATTGAATAATCTTGTGAATAATAAATTATATTTCCATCCCTAGACATTGCTACATGAAGCGAATTTCCTAGGGGATTATAAACATCTTTTGTTATACCTAATGAATATACAGCGGTACTTTTATCATATCCATATGTTCTATATTGTGATTGTGAATATAAACCCACAACTAGTTTTAAACCATCATATGAAAAGTCAAATTTTGTGTTGGGATCCAAACCAGTTATAATAGCCTCTCTTGTATATTCAGTCTCTATATCAAAAACATATAAACGGTTATTAACAATATCAAATGCCCCAACCTTTTTTCCGTGTCCTGACACTTTAACATATCTTAATTGTGCGGTTGAATCACTAGCTGTAAGTGTTCTAGAAACAAATGGATTTTGGGGATCTGTATAATCTACAACTTTTATAGTGTTTTCAAATGTTGTTATGTGTGCAGGGTCTATGTTACTTGTAAATCCAAAGGCTGCAATTTCACCTTCATCATCTACACCTACTGATTGACCATATCCAATACCAATATCTAATTCATAAAGTAAATCATTATTGATATATGAACGCGCCATTCCCTCTATTGGATCTCCAATGTAAAACTGGTTATATTTGGGAGTTGTGGCTACACCCATTCCTTTTGAGTGGAATTGTGTCCCAGTTCCAATAATTCTACCACTTGTTATTCTTTGTTCTTCTGGTAAAACTGGGTCATTTTGTCTATATAAAAAGTTTGATTGGAACCTTGTATAAGCAATAGATTCTATTGTTAAATCTGCAATACTTTCCCTTACATATTTAGTACTTACCCCATAATATTCAAGTCTGTCCCCTCTATGAGCCCATATATATGGTGTTAATCTATTCATAATTCTTAATTGTGATGTAATCATACCAATACCACCAAAAGTTGTTCCATCTTTTTGGTTTGTATCTAAATTTGGGATATATCTAATATCTAAAATATTTTGATTTGTATTTAAATTATATGCTGCCTGGTATGGGACAGTTGGATATACAAATTTTGTAAAAGCTTTAGAGAGAATAAGTTCCTCAAGTTTTCTTGTTTTTATTTCAATTTCAACTTCTTGTGTTTTTATAGCACAAATTGGTATGGCTATTTCTGGTTTTTGGTAGAAGTGAAATGGAACATTGACAATAAATTTTTGTGGTCTATTGTAATTTACAACTGCGTATTGATTCGTGTAATCATCTGTAGAATCTTGAATGACAGATTTTCCTAGTGTTTTAGAGAGACCATATTGTTTTGTTTGTGTAATAGATTGTTCTGAAAATATTTGTAAATAATCTGTATTTACTCTTTCAACGAGAACACCCCCAATGTATAAATCTATATAATCAAATAATGCATGTCCAAATGAATCTACATATCCATGATTAAATAAAATAACAGGGTCCATTTCAAATTCAAATGCAATTTTTGTTAAAAGATCCCCTTGGTTTTGTGGAATCCTATATCTAAGAATTTGATCGAATTCTAATGGTTTTGGCGATTCAATTCTTATATTTTGTCTTGAGAAGTGTGTATGTTTTTTATGTACCTGGCTAAAAAAACTAAATTCTGGGTCATCGGTCAAGAATTTATCTTGTTTTCCAACCGTTTCAATTTGAAGACGACCAGCCATTCCTACTACTAACAGTTAAAATTTTAAACCAGCTAATCCGCTTGCCACCCTGAGAACGTTATAATTTACTGCATAAACTCTTACATTATTGTCCTTATTTATACAATAAGATTTCACAGGTGGTGATTCTCTACCAATGGAATATCTTAATAAGATTGGAACATTACCCTCTGCTGCATCCGATTTTGGGAAAACATGTCCATATAGTTTGGGGCAATAAACATCAGAAATTTCTGGTTCAATTTCAATTGTAAGCATTTGGTGAATGATGCGACTCATATTAACTTGTCCTGTTGGATATGTTTTTTCTGGTTCTAATGCAAAACTATACATTCCAAATTCAGACGATGTATCAAATTCAATAAATTCATTATGTTTGTATCTATATCTCATTGTTCTTTGTTCTGGAATATTAACATGGTGTTCTGTGGATTGATCGTACACAAGGAATTCTCTATTACCATCAAATACAACTTGATTATTAAATCTTAATTCAACTCTTTTTAGTTCTTGGAACCTTAGGGTATTATTAAATTGTTTGTAAGCGTTGTTTTGAACAACAAAAAACATCTCTTTCACTG